CAATTGGCGGAAGGTCGGTAAATGACAATGCATATTGATCTACTGTTTCAAGGTCAATACCCTGGCGGGGACTCATGCCGTCATCAACTTCAATACGATTCACAGCGATAGGCACGGCCATGCTAAGCTGCCTCCTCAATAACCTGTTGAGCATTGCGCTTCCGATCCTCATAAAACCTTTGCTGAGGTTCTACTACCTCTGGGGCATGTGCAACCAGGTATTCAAGTAGTTCGCCGGTCAGTGGCATTGAGCCGGAAGCGGCAAAGCCGACACTGGCACGGCTGATACCCACTGCGTTTCCAAGGTCGGCTTGTGATATGTTTTTTGACTGCAGCCAACGGTTAAGCGGGCTATCCATTGCTCTAGGCATGTATCTTTTACCTCCTACGTTGCTAAAACTACTACTAATAATACTACCAGCAGAGGTCATTGTCAAGGTTTAGGGGTTGACATTTTGGGAATAACATGTGATACTTAGTAGTAGTAGCACCGTTAGCTACCGGAAGGGGTGATATCTTTGGCTCGAATCAATAGGGCGTTTGCGGAGCAATTTAGAAGTTGGCTTCGTGATAACAAGCTCTCAGGAATGAGTGCGGCATTCGCAACCGGACTGGAAGTCAGTGTGGCAACAGTCAATAACTGGAAGCGGGGATTAGAACCAGCGCCGGAAACATTACGCCGGTTCTTTGCGCACTTTCCCAGCGAAGATCCAGAGGAATGGGTTAAGCTGATAGAAGAGAGTAACAGCATCGCAGCCTAACGGATTGGGCCGGAGGAAAAATATTTCAAAAAAACTATTGTGCATTCCGCCGAAGAGGTGGAACAACTTAACTGGCACAAACAACCATCGTTGTATGATAATTACATTTTAATGCAGGCTAAACAATTGCTTGTGTGACAAACCGACCCAGCAAAAAAAATCTGCACTTATTTGCCGAAAACGCCCAAAAACCGCGAACAAAACCCGATCTCGCGTACTTATAATTATAGGAGTGCGAATCCGCGCTCCCTATTTCTCCTTTCTTCACTCTTGAGCCTTCGTGGATAACTCGCGAAGGCTCGTGCTTTTTAAGCAGTATAGTTGCACCCGAGGTGACGGCTTTCGACGGGACTTGGGAGCGGCATGTGGCTGTGCCGTTGCGCTGGGGACTCTCCTCCTGCATGCGCATTAGCGATAGTGCATATACATGTAGAGAGTTAGCACACTCAATACACGAGCGATCAGGGTATCTCGATAACTACCCTCAGCCGTGATGGAGTTCGCCCCAGTGCGTTGCCAAATGTGCAATTATACGATCATACCGAGACTGTGTAGGAAACAGGAAAAAGCACAAGTCCCGCTTTTTGGGGGCATTTGGTTAACATAATATATATTATGGTGCGCTTTAAACTAGTAAACTACTGTCCACTAAACGCTCAGAATCGAAAGGCATAAATGTATGGCGGAAACCCATGATTTATGCGGGAATGTGAAAACCAATGATCTGCACGGCGCATAAAACCAATGGAGAACCTTGCAAGGCGAAAGCGATGAAAGGCTTTACTGTTTGCCGCGTCCACGGCGCGAAGGGCGGTAGGCCGCCGAAGCACGCGCGCTACTCCAAGTGTTTGCCTTCCGACCTCAGAGATCGGTATGAGTATTATAAGTCCGATCCGCAGTTTCTAAACTTGCTAAATGAGATCGCGGTCGCGCGTGCGCTTTTCGATAAGTTCGTTGGTAACTTCGCCGCAGGTTCCGCGATGAGCGCGGAGGAGGCCGAAACGCTTGGTGGTTTCCTTGAGCGTATATCGCGCCTGGTGGAAAAGGAGCACAAGCGCAGGTATGGCGAGCAGTATACCATTAACCTGGATGGTCTCAATGCGTTTGTTGCGCAGGCTGTAACAATAATTGGAGAGGCGATAGATAAGCATGTCACCGACGCAGGCACGGCATCCCGGCTCAAAGTCGAAATTGCAGGAGGATTGGCGAACATACGCGGCGCAGGCGATGGCGTCGAAGCTACTGCCGCAGGTTGATGCGCCGTTTAACTCCGACTACGACTTCCTCTCCCGCGCATGCGTGACGAAAAACGAGGCAACGGGCAAGCTGGAGCCATGGCCAACCGGCGAGCGGTACGAATACCTGCGCTATATGGCCGAGACGCGACTGCAGCACAAGATATACGTCGTGGAGAAGTCCAGGCGTATGATGGCTACCTGGTTGTTTGTGTGCCTATACCTATACGATGTGCTTACGCAGCGCAACCACGCGAACTTCGTGGTGTCCAAGAAGCTGGAAAACAGCGCCTACCTGCTGGGGCCCGAACGCATGCTGGGGGTATACGAGCGTATACCGGTAGACGTATGGCCGCATAAGCCGAGGTTGGAGGCGACCGGCAAGAACGGCTTGGGATACGAGCTGCTTACCTGCCCCGATACCGGCAGCTTCGTGCAGGCGGTGGCGAGCGGTGCGGACCAGCTACGACAGTTCACCGCGTCCAACGTGTTTTTCGATGAGTTTGCCTTCCAGGAGCGCCAGCGTGAGGCTTGGACTGCGGCGAAGCCCACGGTGGAGGGCGGCGGGCACATAGACATAGTGAGCACGCCCGAGCTTGGGGCTTACATGTATGATTTAATTTACGATACAGGTAGGGCATAGGAGGAGAGAGATATGGATAGTTTCGACGGATATCTTGAGCGGTTCAACGCCGCGTATGCCGAGCAGCCTCATAACAGGTTCAGCGTTATACCTGCCTGGCTATTGCAATGATCGGAGTGGAGGAGCGAGAGACGGCGACCGGCATCCACGTGGTGCGCCTGCACTACACAGCCGATCCTCTTAAGCGTTCGCAGGAGTGGCTCAAGGAAGCCAAGCGGGGCATGAGCCCTCGCGCCTGGGCGAAGGAATACGAGATCGACTGGACGGTGGCTAGTGGTCTGCCTGTCTACGCTGAGGACTTCCGCCGAGACTGGCACGTAAGCGAGGTGCCGCTAGATCACTCGGAGAACGTGGAGATGCTGCGGGGCTGGGACTTGGGCGCGACGCATCAGTTCCCGGCATGCGTGTGGGGCCAGCTGACCAACCGTGGTAGGACGCTGATGATCCTGCGTGAGATGGTCACATGGGATGGTCGGGGAGACCCGGTAAGCGCCGACGTTGGTAGCTTCGCCGATGCCGTCATTGTCGAGAGCAACACGTATTTTCCGTGCGAGCGCGGTTGGATCGACTATTCTGACCCGGCAGCCTGGACTAAAAGCCAGGTGGGGCAGGAGGCCAAGAGCGCCGCTGATGAGCTGAGGGAGCGCAAGATATACCCGAGGCGCGGCCCCGTGACGTTCAAGGACCGACAGGCGGCGATCTTGGATAGGTTGCGTATGGCGCAGGGCGGCGAGCCCGCGATACTGATAGACCCGTCTTGCAGGATGATCATAGAGGGTTTGGCCGGCGCTTACAAGTATGAGGAAGTAGGAGAGACCGGAAGGTACAAGGCAACGGTGGAGAAAAACGCCTGGTCGCACGTAATGAACGCGCTGGAATACCTCGTTGGTGGTGTCTACGCGCCGGAGCGTAAGGACGAGGACGAGCACCGCCGGAAACGCCGAGTGAAAAGGGACAAGGTGACGGGTTATTAATAATGAGGCCGTCGAAAGTTATAGTTCTCCGGTATGCTATAATTGCAATTGATGCGTTGGAGCGTTGGAAATGCGAGCAAGAGATGCTTGAGTCCAAGCGCGAGATCGGCAAGCACAACGACCGCCGCGACAGTAAAGGAACGGAATAGTAGATATGTCCCAAACCCATGAGATGATAACCGGCAACACTCTGCCGTATTTACGCGCCATACTGCGGGATGCCTATGGTAATCCGCTAGTAATCACTGGCGATGTCACATTTTATATGTGGTCAACCGATGGTGTCGTGAAGATAAACGGCTCTGCCGCTGTAGTTACTGACGGCGCTCGCGGCAAAGTTGAGTATAGATGGGCTAGTAGCGACGTGGATACCGAGGGGACTTATCTCGGCAGGTTTCATGTGGTTGACGGGACAAAGAACTACGACGTTCCGAACGAGGATGATGAGTATATAAAGGTTATCCTCGGCGGAGCCACGCCATGACACCACCCGGCACCGTTATAGCCATACATGCCGAGGCTCACGGCTCTGGATTCACTTCCGAGGCGGTGGGTTACTTCGTGGTGCGCTCTCCGGTGTGGCGCGACGAGCCGGTTTACGCGGCTAGACCCGACAGGCTCTTGAACGGCATGCACGTGCGGCGGCTGGTGGACGGCAGAGTATTCGACGGAGTGCAACTGGCGGATGGAACGATGCTTGGCGAGAGAGGACCGATACGACTTGAAGACATTATTTATAGTGATACTACTCCTGCTGAGCCTGCATTCTTCTGCCCAGCTTTCATTGTCGGTTTCGACGGACAAGCAGGGCTACAAAGCGGGGGAAGTGTGCTCGGCGACAATTACGGCTCGCAATGATGCTCAGCCGGAGCCGCCGTTTGCGATATCGGCGACGGCGCAGTGGGTATCGGCGGGTGTGACTCAGAGCACGTATGCTACTTCGGAGCTGCTGAGCGTGAGCCGTGCGCTTATGCTTACTAGCGTTTCGTTGGACATTCCGGAGGCGCTTGCATACGTGCCGGGTTCGGCTAATGTCGGCGGCGCGGCTGTGGATGCGAGTGTTGACGGGAGCAGGCTCAGCGTGGTGCTCGGCTCGGAGCTTGCTGAGCAGTCGAGTTTGAACGTGGATATGCAATTTGAGGTGAGATAAATGGCGCTTACTAAAGAACAGGAAGATTGGGTCGCCGCGAAATTGGCGGCTGAGAATGCACTCAAGGATGCCGAGACAATCTATAAGAGCGTGATGGATGCTTATGTGGCTGAGCGGGTGGCTCAGGAAAAGGCACATTCCGACGCTATGGCTGCTATTGATGCCAGGCATGCCGATGCCGTCGAGTCGGCTCGGGTGGCGCTTGAAACCGCGAAGCATGCCGTGGTCGGTGTTCGGGAGGTGCAGTTGTGAGCGTTATTAAACCTAAGTTCGATACTGCCGGTAAAGCTGTCACTATCACTCTCGATAGCCTTGCATCGAGCAAAACCGATGGGCGCGAGTCAGCGGTTGTGGATAACACCACCGCTCTCTATGATTTCGTTACCCTGCATGTGCTGCTCAAGGGCGCGAACTCTGGGACTATCGGTAATGATAAGTGCGTGTATGTGTGGGCCTATGAAGTCCCTCTTGATGACGACGCCACTCCCGATGATCTATATCCGGGCAACGTCACCGGTTCGGACGCGGCAATAGCGGCGATACAGGAGGGGGCGCTTCGCTATCTGGGGGCTATAGAATTCGCGGCGATAAACACAGCTTACAAAAAGAGCTTTAATTTGGAGGTTGCATTTGGCGGTCGCGTGCCTCGCAAGTGGGGCGTCGTGCTCAGAAATTATACTGGTATCGGCCTATCCGCGACTGGATCAGATCATGCTCTGCATTATCACGGCGGTTGGTACGAGGTGGCCTGATGATTCGCGGCTACTATGGCTGGCAGAAGCCGCCTCCGGGTGTGCAGATTGACCGGTTGCATTGGGCCACCGACGCGTTAATCGCTCACATTCCATTCAATGAAAATGGGGGAGGGATTGCCAATGACGCGTTCGCTCAGACTCAGCATTCACTAATTAACAGTTCTTGGGTGCCCGGTGCGGTTCGTGTCGGAACGGGTGGGTATATCGATGGCGGAATAATGCCCCGACTGGTAGGCGTGACCGCGATGTCGATCACCATGAATGTGCGCCTGAATACCACGCCGGGTCAGTATGCTCTTTTGGCTCGATGGGAACATGTGGTCGAGAGTGGTTTTGCGTTGCAGATACCCGAGTCAGCTACATGCAGGCTACAGGTATTTGTTGCTAGCGCTCTGTTCGATCCGGGTGCAAATAGAGGCACAACCGACCTGACGACATTTTTCCCCTCTGGTGAATGGGTTACAGTCACTGTGGTATATGACGGCACTGCGCCAGATAATCCGAATCGACTGAAAGTATATCGCAATGCCGTGCCCTGTTCTCTGTATTTCAACGGAACGATACCGCCATCTCTGAGCAGTAGCTCATACCCGGTGACAATAGGTAAGTTTGGCAGCTTGGATCGAAACTGGCCCGGAGATATTGAGTATCTCAGTATTTACACCAAGGCGCTAACAGCAGAGCAGGTCGAAACTCTCTACGAGCAAGGCCCCTACTGCATGTTCCCGATGCGCTCACCGGTGTTCTACTCGATCCCGGCTGCTGGTGGTGGCGCAACGGTAGAACCTCCTGTCGCTAGTTCCGTCGCCGCTATGCTTGCTCCAACAGTGGCAGGTGGTGCGTCGGTATCGGGCGAGATAGCGTCTTCAAACGCGGCCATGCTCGCGCCAACGGTTACAGGCGGGGCGTCGGTTGCGGCTGCTATTGCGTCTTCAAACGCGGCCATGCTCGCGCCAACTGTCACCGGCGACGAGACGTCTCCCGATTATTCGGACGCAATTAGTTACCACGCGCCATATACGGCCGAGGTCATTAGTTCTCGCCTGACAGCGGATGTTGCCGATTCGCGACTGAAAGCAACTTTAGTATAAGGAGTTCGTTATGGCTGTTTCAGCGAAGTGGTACGGCTTGGGACTCAAGTCGTTTTTCAATAAGGAAGTCGATTGGGACACGGATACCATCAAGGTGGCGTTGGTAACGTCTAGTTACTCGCCTGACCAGGATACCCATGACGAGTGGGCGGACGTATCGGCATACGAAGTAACCGGCGATGGATACACCGCAGGTGGGGCCACTATGACATGCGCGGCTCCCGACTACACCGCAGGTACAAATGTTATCAAGCTCGATGCTGATGATGTCACGTGGTCAACGTCCACCATAACCGCCAGGTATGCAATTATCTACGACGACACTCATGCCAGCAAGAGGCTATTGGGTTACGTGGACTTCGGCGCCGATGTAACGAGCACTGGAGGCGACTTCACAATAGCATGGAACGCCGGAGGTGTGTTTACCGATACACCGGCTTAAAGGAGAGAGACAAATGAAGATAGGAATCATGGGGTTCGGCGTTGTTGGCCGGGCATTGTTTTCGTACTACCGAACCAAGCATGAGGTATGGCACTATGACATCGCGACCGACACCAAGTCGGAACTCGACGCTCTTAACCGCAATGCCGATGTCGTGTTCATATGCGTGGGCACGCCGTATGCGGGCGAGGGCAAGGGTCTTGATACGTCGGATGTTTACGCCGCCGTGGACTCGCTTACCGGTTCCAAGACCGTCATCATAAAGAGCACGGTTAATCCTGGAACGACCGATGACATTCAGGCGAAGCACCCGGAGCACAGGGTGTTCTTCGTGCCGGAGTTCCTTAGCGAAGACACGGCAGCCGATGACTACGCGAATCCGCGAAGGCCGCACATTATAGGATGCACCGAGGCAAGTTGGCCAAGCGCCGAATGTCCTGTTAGTCCGTATCTGCCGCATTACTCGATAGTCGATAGCGACGGATGCCTGCGGAGAATAGTTTATATTCCAGCCCGTCAAGCCGAACTACTGAAGCTCGCCACAAATGCGTTCTACGCGCTTAAGGTGACATTCGCCAACCAGATGTTCGACCTCGGGATGACTCAGGAAACACTCGACGCTCTGGCCGAGGACCCGTGGATAGTCGCGAGCCACTTCAAGGTGGAGCATAAAGGCGACAGGGGTTACGGCGGCAAGTGTTTGCCGAAGGACACCAACGCGCTTATCACGTATCACTGTCAAACTGTGGGTACTTCCGGATTCATTCCTACCTACTGCGATATTTACAACGACATACTAAGGAAAGCAAATGGCTCAAGCCACAGCACCGAATCAGAATAAGTCTATCCGCATCACGCTCAAGAACGACGAGCGCATGAAGCTAGGCAAGGAACTTATAGAGAAGATAAGGACCGCTCGCAACTCCATGCGCACTCTGCTCGACAAGATAGACGAGCATAACAAGCTCTACGAGGGCAATCTGCCCGCGAAGACGTTTCCCTGGGACGGGTGCGCCAACGTCAATGTGCCGCTTATGCAGTGGGTCATAGACACGTATCACTCGCATATAAACGAAGTGATACTTGGTGTAAGTCCTATCACGCTCATAGCTCCGATGGAACCGGGAGACAGGGACCGCGCCCAGATACACGAGAAGCTACTGGACAACATGTATAGTTCTCGCATGCATCTGGAGAGCGTTGCGGATATGCTATTCCTGTATGCTTTGCAGTTCGGCACCGCCATAGCCAAGGAGCCATGGCGCGAGGAATATCGAACCGTCTGGGACGAGCAACCGATAATCGACGAGTTCGGGCAACCGCAAATCGATATGAGCACCGGCGAAGTAATGACGGAGCTTGTGGAGTTCGAGGAGCCTAAGTACTCGGGCCCCAAAGTAGAGTTCGTTGATCTTAGGAACTTCGTCATATACCCGACGACTGTTCCCGAAATAGAGAGCGCCTCCCTGGTTGGAGACAAATACAGGCTCACCCCGGACGAGGTGCGAAAGAAAATAAAGAGCGGATACTTTGACAAGGAACCCTCCGAGGAACTGCTGCTTCGCTCGGATAACGAGCTTTCGCAAACCGACGAACACAGCAGTGACGTTCAGAACGACTTCGAGGGACTGGACAGCCAGGACTTCGAGGAACTGTGGTTCTGGGAGGTCATAACCGGTTACGACTATAACGGCGACGGCCTCAACGAGGAATGCGTGGTCACGCTCGAATCCACAACCGGCACAATAGTGCGAGCAACGCGATTCCCCTACTGGCACGGCAGGCGCTACTATATATCGTTCAGACCATTCCCGCGACCCGGCAGGTTCTTTGGCCGTGGTCTGTGCGGGATACTTGAGCATCCACAAAAAGAACTCAACACGTTCATGAACCAGTGGCTCGACTCCAACTCTCTTGCCATCTCCAAGGCCTTCAAGATGCGCAAAAACTCCGAGCTTGAGCCGGACGACGTTCAGATACATCCGGGCGCCGTGATACAGCTATCAGAACCGGACGACTTGGAAGAGTTGGTGATAACACCGATATCGTTCGGGCCGGAGATATTCACAATACTTCGCGACTACGCCGAGCGTTCGAGCGGAGTCAATGATATATCCATGGGCCGCGAGACCGAGGAACAGAAGACAGCCAAGGAAGTGACTATAGTCAACGCCGAGGGCGGCATACGCTTCGGCGATGTCGTGCGGCGGCTTCAATATTCGATGGTGGAAATAGCCCAGCAGACATCCGGACTGATGTATCAGTTCATGAGCGACGAGGAGGTGCTTCGCATGGTAGGTAGCGTGGTTAACCCTCTGAAGATGACCAACCAGCCGGGCATGCCCGGCGACATTCCGTTCACGCGCCAGGATTTGCGCAAGACCTACGACTACATACCTCACGGCAATACCGGCACAGCTAATAAGGTGCAACAGCGCGAGGAGGCTCTCGCGCTTTACAACCTCGTTCTGCAAAGCCAGAACCCACTTGTGCTGAACAATATGTCTCGTCTCTATCGGTTCACCGAGGACCTGCTCACCGCGTTCGATCGCGATGACATAGAAGCGTATATCGGAAGCGAGGACGAGGCTGTCCAGCTTCAGCAGCAACAGGAGATGATGCAGGCTCATCAACAGATGATGAAGCAGCAGATGGCCCAGCAGCAGATGGCTATGCAGCAGGAACAGGCGCAACAAGCTCAAGCTCAGCAAGCGCAAGCCCAGCAGTTCGAGATGATGAAGCAGCAGATGGCAATGAAGCAGATGGCTATGCAGGGGATGTTGAACCAGCAAAAGGTCCATGGCGATCTTGAGATGCAAAAAGCGAAGATAAAGCAGACCAAGGCGGCAGCCAGGAGTCGAAAATGATAGACGCCGATATCGAGAGCTGGGAACACATCTTCAACAACTGGCAGGTGGTTTGCGATGAGCTCAACCGGCTTATCAAGGAATGCATGGGCCGTCTCGCGGCGAAGACGCAGACCGCGACCATCGAGGAGGTGCGCGTTTTGCAGAAGGAAATCGAAATATACCAGAACTTAATTGTCTTGCCGAAACGCAAGATAGATCAACTGATAAAGGAGACTCGTAAAAATGGACGATGAGGAATTGACTGGCCCGCCCGAAGGCGGAGAACCTGATATTTCCTCCGGTGGAGACACAGGAGAGAACCAGGAACTGATAGCAGGCAAGTTCAAAAGCGTGGACGAACTTGTCAACAGCTACAAGGAGGCCGAGCGCAAGATAACCGAGCTAGGCAACATAAAGACTCAGTATGAGCAGAAGCTATCTGAGTACGAGAACCGGCCTGCTCGTCAAACTACTGAACCGCAAAACGATCCGAACGCGGCGGTTCAGCAGCTCAACGATGAGTTTTTCGAGAACCCGGTAGCCGCGTTCATGAAGCTGCAGAACTTGACGATCTCTCAGATGCGCGCGCAGGAGAAGGCGGCGCGCGCCAACGTGAAGCGCGAGATATCATCTCGGAAGAACGACCCGCTATTTCACAGGGTATCCGACGACTTCGAGGCTGAACTGGAGTCCGTGGCGGACGAAATGCTTGCCAACCCGGAAAGCGCGAAGCAGGTGGCCGACTATGTGTACGACAGGGTCTGCGGTCGCTACGCTAGAAGCAACGCGTCGAAGGCAAAGGAAGACCCAGTTGAGCGCCGACGGTATTTGCAGGACCTCGGTGTAAGCGAGCCGGAAAAAGACGAGCCAAAGAGCAAGGGAGACGTGCAGACGGATGGCGTCGATATGCTTCGCGGTCTAGGACTGAGCGGCAAGATGATAAA